AGGCCGGTGGCGATGAGGCGGCGACGGAGGGCGACCTCCATGTGTTGGCGCGCGGCCGCGACGAGGGCCTCGACCAACTTGTCCTCGGCCGTCTCGTCCAGGCGCAGGTGGAGGCGAGCCTCGGCGAGGGTGATGGGCTCCTCGGCGGGCGGGCTGACCACCTGGACGGATTCGTACGGGTCGGCGTTCACGTCGGCCTCCGGCTCGTGGGCGACAGGGCCTACTCGGTCGGCGGCGGCGGCGCGGGCTTGCGGCCCTTGCGCCGTTTCGGCCTGGCCCTCGGCGCCTCGCCGGTCTCGCCCGGGGGCGGCGCGTCGGCGGTCTGGGGTTTGGGCACAGCTTTCTCCTCGGGCTCGGGGCGCGATTCCTTGGGCAGGACGGCGTAGCCTCTGGCGAGCAGATCGTTGGCCAGGGCGGCAGGCAGGTCGGTGTCATTCCCCGCGAGCACGACGCCCTTGGGGCCGGCCATGGTCGTGCGCATGATGACCTTCACAGCGAGTCTCCAATTGTCCCGGGTCAGCCCTATGCCTTCCTGTCCTTGCAGTCGAGTGCCAGGAAGGCGGGGCCGACGATGACAGGCGCGAAGGCCTTGCCCACGCGATCCTTGATGTCGGCGATCTCCTCGGCCGTCATGTCGATCGGGCCCTTCCCGTTCTGGACGCGGCAGGCGAGGGTCCAGCGTGCCAACTTCTTCTCGCCCGCGACCTTGCTGTCCTCTTCGAGCTGGCCCATCAGGGCGTTGATGCAGACGCTGTTGAGCCTGATTGCCTCCTGCGATTGCGGGTCCATGATGGGCTTGCCGTCGATGCCCAGCAGCTCCTGGCCAAAGTCGATCTTCATTCCTGTGCCTCCTGCGGACGGGGGAAACGGGGGCCGGCCACACTGGCCGGCCCCCTGGGCTATGCGTCGGCCTCGATCACGCGAATGTTGATCACCGTGGTCCAGACTTTGCCGGCTGGGACTGTTTCGGAGAGCTCTTCCTCTCCGCACTCCGCCTTGACCTTGGCGCCGGTAGCCAGCGCACCGGTGAGCGTCGCCTCCTTTTTGACGACGCCGGGAACGACCGTGGTTTCAAACTCCATCGTCGGCCCCTCCTAGAGGTGGCTAGCGGTACAGCGGGAGGTAGTACTGAGTCCCGTTGTAGTAGACCAGGATCCGTGCGTCCTGAGTGCCGGGGACGGCGTCGGTTGTCACGCAGGTGCCGGCGCCCGAGTTGAAGGTCTCATCGAAGTAGAGGAGCTGGGAATAGCCGGAGCTGGTCGTCTCGAATCCGGCCCAGGCGCCGGGGCGGCTGCAACCGGTGGTCGAGAAGATTCCATACTCCTCGCCGCTGACTGTGCCGTTCATTTGGTTGTCGATCCAGGCGGCGGCGACGCGAGAGCCGGAGTCGCACACACAGCCGCCCGTGCCGGCACAAACCTTGAGCCAGGCTCCGTACATGCCGGCCGTGCTGCTTCCGCCGAGGGTTGCGAGGTGCGAGGCAGACCCGTCCGCCCCGAGGTGGGCGATGAACTGCGCGGCCTGGAGGGCCGCCGGGCCCGTCCCGGTGTTGTTCGCCTCGGCCAGGCCGGCGACGGGGAAGGCCCCCTTCGCGCCGGTCGTTTTGGTGCACACGAAGACGCCACGATCGTAGCTCGAGGCGCCCGAGCAGGTGGTGTAGAGCCTGATGAGGCCGCTCTGGTGGTCGTCGGCACCATAGTCGAGGGGGCTGGCGTAGGTCCCGCAGCGGATCATGCAGGGGCCGTTGGAGCCGGTGGGATCGATCGTGGCGTTGGAGAAATCGATCGCGTTGCCGGTGTAGGTACCGGTGAAGCTGATGCCCGTGGCAGCAGTGCCGACATCGATACCGAGGCTGGTGACGGTACCGATGGTGATGCCGGTGGTTGCCATGCTCGTGCCGATGGCCAGGCCGACGGGCCAGGCGGGCGCGCCGCTGGCGTTCTCGACCAGGATGGCGGCACAGGTGCCGCTGTTGCTGATGGAGCCGGCGCCGGTCGTCTCGACCTTGAGGCCGGCGGCATAGGCGCCCGAGGCGACGGTGAGGGTCTTGCCGCTTGCGATCTCGAGCGAGGCGTCGAAGCAGGAGCACTTGCCGGCCGAGGCGATGGTGTGGTCGCCCATGAGCTCGACGTAGCCCTGGGTCGCGGTGTAGACGCCGGTGCCGAGGCCGACGCCGTCCACGAGCTTGAGCTGGCCCTGCAAGCTGCGGATCGTGCCGCCGGCCTGCGTGGCGTCGAGGAGCGTGCGGGCACGCACGGCGCGGACGTCGGCCGCGATGCTGGCGTCGTTGTCGTCTGCGTAGACTTGGAGGATGCCTGTCTTGGAGCTTGTCAGCGTGATGCCGCTGCCCGCGGTGTCGGCTTGGGTGCCGAGCGTGATGCTGTCGAGGCCGGTCGTGAGGTCGAGGTTGACGCTCGCGCCGTCCTGCACGTCCAGGGTGGCGCCGCTGCGGAGCTCGATCTCGCCGCCGCTGGCGACGACCATCTTGTCGCCGCCCTCTTCCCGGTAGATCTTCGTGACATATGCCATGGTCGTTCTCCGTTTGAGCTGGGGGGTGGGGGGCGGCGAGGGCCCGCCCCCCAGCCCGGATTCAGGTCAGGCCTCCGCGGGGCTGGCGATGATCTCGATGTCGAGGATCGTGTCGTCGTCGGTGATGGGCGCCTTGTGGGGGCCGTAGAGCTCGACGATGAGCGTGCCAAACGCGATGGCCGCGGTGGCGGAGGTGCGGACGGCCTGGACGTAGCGCTCGAGCGGCTTGAGGACGTCCACGATGAGGAGCTGGTCGTTGAGGTCGTCGGTGACCGTGCAGGTGGCGGTGGCCGCGCCGCCGGACAGGGCGGCCATGCCGCTGTCGCTGTCCGCGGTGTTCTGCTCCACCGTCAGGGTGGCGACGCCGGTGGCCACCGAGTCGGTGATGGGGCAGATGAAGCGCACGCCATCGTACCCCGCGGTGTCGATGCGGTCGGAGTTGCTGTCGGTGTTGCTCGCGGCGGCGATGGGAGCGCCGCATTCACGGGTGTCCACGTTTCGGCTCAGGTTCATTTTGCTGCCCTTTCGGTCAGGGGTGCGGTTTCGGCCAGGGCTCGGCTAGGCGCCGAGCTTCACGCGGACGAAGGCCTCCTCCAGGACAGGCATCCCGTCGCTCTCGGCGCGGACGATGAAGCCAGTCTGGTTGTTGGCGGCGTAGAGCTCCACGAGCCGCTGGATCTGCATCATCAGGCTGTCCACGATCCAGTAGCCCGCTCGGAAGTCCCCGAGGATGCCCACATAGAGGCTGGCGGTCATCGTGTTGGGGGCGTACTCCGACATCCGAACGGGGAAGCCCAGCAGGCGGTCGGGGGTGTTGTCGGTGATCGACGGCAGCCAGATGTACCGGCCCTCGCCGTCCTGGAGCTTCACCAGCGCCTTGACCACGTCGCGGTGGAAGATCCAGTTGGCGTTGGCCCAGTACTGGCCTTTGAGGGTGTACTTGGCCTCGACCAGGCCGCCGTACGTGGGATAGGTGGCTGCGTTGCCGGTGGCAACGTCGCGGCCGGTGGAAATGCCGTTGGCGGAGGCGACGAACACCCCGAGGGGCTGGCCGGCCCCCGTGCCGTTGAGGTAGGCATTCTCCTGGGGCACGGCGATCTTGTAGGCCAGGCGGTCGCTGATGAGCTGCTCGATCGGGAGCGCGGAGCGGCGCATGAGCGGGTTGCTGACCTTGAGCAGCTTGCTGAGATAGTTGGGCTTGAGGTGGCGCCTGCCGAACTTCATGGCCGTGTCTTCGTCCGCCGTGGTGACTTCGCCCGTCCAATCAGCATCCTCGGGATCGGCGTCCAGGCTGGGCGCGCCGAGGCTGTCGCCGCTGAGGACAGGAAAGACCCTGGCGAGCTGGCGGAAGAAGAGCAGGTTGTCCACCGCCTTGATGAGCTCGCGGGCGAACTCTTCGGGGGCGACGAGGTAGCCGCCGCTGACATCCAGGTCGGCCTGGAGTGCGCGGGCCTCCTCGCCACCGAGCGCGGCAGTGCCGCCCATGAGCCAACGGTTGAACCGCTGGCGGTAGTCTGGGGCGCCGTATTGCTGGTGGAATCGCAGATAGGCGGGGTTGGCGGCCAGCTCGGCGACGCGCCTCTCGGGCGGGTCGGCACTGCCGCCGCCGGGTGGGTCGGGATCGGCGCGGGTGCCTGCGCTCCTGGCCAGGTCGGCCTCGTGTTGTTCCAGGCGTTCGCGACGGTCGGCGTCCTCGCCGGCCTTGGTCGCATCATCCGTCATCTTGTCGAACTGCGCGCGTTCCTCGGCCGTCATCTCGCGCGCTTCGGCCTCGACCTTGTCCACGAGGACGCGGGCGTCGGCGATGAGCTTGACCTTCTGCTCGCGGAGGCCCGCCACGCTGACCTGGCCGAGGCCGATGATGGCCAGGGTGGGCCAGATGGGCAGCCCTTGCGCGTAGGCGATGGCGCAGATGAGGAGCGCCGCGACGGCGACGAGCAGGATTTTTGTTGCGATCCTGAACGTCCGCCGGAGGGCGCCGTTGGTTTTGGCCCAGTGCTTCATGGCTGTTTCTCCTAGGGGTTCGGTCGGTCCTTTGTCTGGCGCCGTCCGGCGCCTCGGGCATCCGCGTTGCGGCCGGGGGTCGTCCGATCCCGAGCCAGGCGGTCAGGCTCCAGCTTCGGCCAGCCGCTGTCGGCAGGCGTCGAGGATCGGCCTCCTGCTGCCAGGCAGGAGGCCACTGAGCACGTTGATGGAGGCCTGGAGCACGTCCACGTCGTCGTCGGTGAGCGCCAGGCCCTTGTCGGCGCGGACGATCGCCCGCGCCAGCTTGGCGTTGAGGATTCCGTTGGCGCCCGTCAGGGCGCGCACGCCCACCTCGGTGTCGGGATAGGCGGGATACGTGACTGGGGAAACGTCTCCTCCGTCGATGTCCACCTCAATCAGGTCGCGGACGTTCTCGCCGCCCTCCACGTGCCAGCTGTCCTCGCGGGTCCAGAAGGCGAACGACATGCCGGAGACGTCCCCGCGCTTGACGGATTCCACCACGTCGCGGCCGGCGTTGGTGTCAGGTGGCGTGATTCGGATGAACAGGCCGGCGCCGTCCTCGCGGAGGCGGAGGGTCTTGGCGCGGGTGCGGCCGAGCACCAGGTTGGCGTCGTGGTTGAACAGGGCTCGGACGTCGGGGTTGCCGTCCAGGCATTTGCGAAAGGCGCCCGGTCGGATCCGCTCGCGGAAGCCTCCGAGGTCGAGGCTCAACTTGTTGAACACGGCGGCGTAGCCCGCGATCGTGGGGGGCCCATCGTCGGCGGGGTCCACCCGCAGCTCGCAATCGTCGGTCAGCATCCGCCGTTCACGGAGTTGCGGCATGTGAGGTCTCCTCTCTGGGGTTTGGGGCTGGGAGGCCGAGGAGCAGGCAGCGCACCAGCGCGCGGATGACGTCGGAGGCGCAGGTCTCCGGCCAGGTGGTTTCCAGCTCGTCGGCGCGGGCGTCCACCACGGCGGCGAGGCCATTGGAGTCGGCATCGTCGGCGAGGCCGTTCCAGGCCTTGACCATGTGCTGGCGGTGGCGGGTGGCGAGGGCTCGCAGCATCTCGGCCGCGAGCTCCGTCGGGTCGTTGGGCTCGTCGGCGGGGCGGTGTGGCGGA